CGACGCGCTGATGGTGGCGTATTCGTTCAGGGACGCGCTGACGGAGAGCGAGTTCACGACCATGCCGGTGTAGGTGTGTTCCTTGTCCTCGCGCCCAACGAGCATGGAAAAGGAGGGCATCGTTCCCGACTCGGTGAAGGTGTGCTGAACCGGGGACACGCCGCTTGCGGTGTTTGCGCCCGTGATGCCGAGCATCAGAAGGGCCGTAAAGTCGTCGTTCATGGCGGCGAGGTTCACATCACCCTCGGTGTATTCCTTGCCGGTCACGGACTTGGCCGCACCGTAGCGGCTCATGTCGTCGCGGGTGAGAAGGTCGTATTGGTGGCGGATGGACTCGTCGTCCACCTCACCGAAGGTCCAAGCAACGCCGGGTGTGGTTCCATAGGTGGACTCCTTCTCAAGAGCCACGAAGCGGTTGTCGAAATCGGACATTCAAACCACCTTCTGTGTGCATCACAGGTAGGGATTGACGTTTAAGGGTTCACCTTTTCCTCATGTTGATGCGCCGGTCGTAGGTAAAGGTCAGCAAGTGGACGCAGGTAAGGTCTTCTTGGTTGGTGCGGTGGTCGAGTTCAAGGCTGTATTCCATGAGCGAGTCGGTGGTCCCCTTAAGGCCCGTCGTGGTATAGACCTCATCGAACACCTCACCCGCGATATTCAGGCCCATGCGGAACGCGTTCTCGTAGTTTGTGCCGCGCGTGATGATATAGACGAGAACCTCGTAGGTTTGGTCCACCGAGCCGCCACCAAGCGCAGAAAATTGAGGTGATTTTACGTCGCGCAGAACCACGTTGATGAACGGCGCAGGCTGACGCGACAGCATTTCACCCGTCAGGTCATACCCGTAGCGGATAGCCGAGTCGTCCATGTGGGTCTTGAGGTAAAGCCTGTTGCTGTTCCGCAGCGTTTCAACCACGGAGAGAGCCATGCGAATGAGCGTGTCGGTGGCGAAGTCGGAGGTCGCCAATTCGTCCGGCCCAAAGGCCCCGTCGGTGGTCGCATAGACCGAGGCCCACTTGATTTCTCCGCTTCCTGCACCGGCATAGTTCCCGAAGCGCAGGTTGTGTTGGGAGGCTGAAGACGACACGTTGGCGTTCACCTCAAGGTAGTGGGTGTTGGCGTCGTCGTCCTCAATGATTTCGCGCATATACAGGCGACCGACGTTGTTTTCGTCAAGCGTCAATCGCAGGACGAGCGGCACGGGGTTCTCTTCGGCCATCGAAATGTCGAGGTCGTCGGATGTGACCGTGGTGGTTCCGACCAATTTCACCTTCTGACCCGCGCTCAACACACGGACTTCGTAGCCGCCCGTGGACAGGTAAAGAAGCATGGTGTCGTCGTTAGGAACGGTGTTGTAGGAGAAGCAGGCCACAATCGTCATTCCGGTGGCTGCTTCGGCTTCCGGCGTGTTGAGGATTTCGTATTGGACGTTGCTCGTCACCCAATACCCATCAACGGAAGAGCCGCCTGAACCAAACTCAACAGACCACGCTTGGTTGTTGCGCGTCACCGTTGGGGACGTAGGGTCGTCGCCGTTTAGTCGGCTCGTCCAATAGTCAGTCCGCTTTGCTACGCCCATGTTTTCACTTCCGATAAAATGTTCCGGGGCCGTAGGTCTTTTCGATTTTTGATTGAATACGGCTTTCAAGTCGTCGCGTCACAATGTCTTCCGCATGACCCATGTAGCCCAATGCGGGAAAACCGGGGTGAAAATACTTTCCGCCGGGAATGAATGGTGTGTCTCCACCCTGTCGGCCCAATTGCCGACCCTTATACCTTGCGGTTCCTTTTCCTGACTGTCCCGTGTAATACACCCAACGTGCGGCCATGCCGTCTTCGTAAGCGGGAGCAAGGTCAAACACCTGCCCGTCGTCGTCAGGGTTGGTGTATGTTGGACCGGCAAACATTCGCGCAAGAATTGAACCCGTGCTTACCTCGATAGGTTCGTAATCAAGCGTCAAGGCAATTCTGTTTGCAGCAGTTCCACGCTCCGTCACCATTCTTCCCTTCTGAACCATCCATTGTCGGGTTTCGGATTTGGCTTCGGCCATCACCTTTTTCACGACCTTGGCGATTTCGTGAATCAATTCTTCGTGCATATGCGAAAGCATGAACATGAGTTCTTCGGCATGGACCGAAACGTAAAACCCCCTGTGAGCAGGGCTTGTTTCAACGCCAAGCATTAGTCCACACTCCCCAAGTGAGCCAAGCGCGACAGGGCTTTCGTAGCACGGTTTCGCATCAATTCACCACGGGGCTTCGACGTTTCGTTGCCTTGAAACAGGGCTTCGTCTTCGGTGTAAAAGGCGGCTGCGAAGTCGGCACAAATCTCACGAAGGACGTGCGCGAACTCGCCTTCCTGCACCGTGACGGACGAGGCATGACTAAACGACAGGCCGCTCACGCCGGTCAGGTCGTTGCCGCTCTTGCCGGTCCACGCGATAGAATCACCGTCCACGTTTCCGTTGCCGGAGGTCGAGAAGGACGAGGCGTCCGTAAGGCTGACGGTCGTTGCGCCTGCGTCGGCTGAAGACGCAAGCGTCGTTTCAGCGATATGGTCGCTTGGCACGTCGCGCCCGTAGTCGCGGAATGTTTGGTCGATTTCGATTGTGGCTCGACGGATGGCTGAGGTCAGGCGGGTGGATGCCCTGCTCCGCTGCGCTGAATCAAGGCCAAGACGCGACCCAACATCAGAAGTGGAGCAATAATACGCCATCAGACCACACCCATAAGGCTCATGCCTGCAAAGCCGCCGCCAACGACGCCGAGAAGCCACCGAATAATCATGCGTTGGTTCTCGTCCATCTTGTCGATGATATCGAGCAGACGGCGTTCCTGCGAGGCCATCTTCACGTCAATTTTGTCCACGGCACTTGTGAGGTTGTCGAGCATTTCGCCGTGCTTGTCGGTGCGCCGTTCAAGCGATTCAACACGGTGGACAAGCACCGGGTCCATCTCACTCGCCATCAGACACCATCTCCTTGACGGTATCGACGGCTTCTTCGACCTCTTCCACGATTTCCTGAATCTCGTCAAGCGTGACCTTGCCGTCGGCCATCACGCGACGGTAAAGACCGAGGCCTTTCTCGATAAGGTAAGCAGCAGCGACGAGGTAAATTGGGATAAGCATTGGCTCCATGTTTTTCACTCCTTGAACTCAATAACCTTCACAGCGGAATGTGGAATCACGGTGAACGGCCTGCTTTCGCCCGGTCTATACAGACGGTAGCCATGGGTTGTTTCTTCAATGTTCACATTCGTATAGGCCTTCTCAGGGGGCTGATACACGATTTTACCTCGGTTCACTTCAACCACCCCACCCACGAAAACGGGAGCATCAGAAGCATCAGGGCGACCAACACCGCCCAAGCAAGGTATTCAATCGGGCGAAGCAAGGCTGAAACACCGTCCCGATGAACCTGTCGGTCAAGCACGGTATAGACGAACACATCAAGGTTAGCATCACGCACGTTTCATTCCCTCCGGCCTTCCGTTGATTTCGTAGCACACGTCGCAGAATCCAAATGGGTTCGTGCCTTCCTCGTAGCAAATGCCACACCACCGCCATTTGCTTTGATGGACCTTATGCTCAGGCATTTCGCCACCCCTCAATCTGTTCATCGGTCGGTGCGTCACCATGACCGGACGGCCATGCTTCGCGCACGAATACACCGTCCACGACGAGAGCGTAGTCCACGAAGTCCTGATGCTCAAGCGTCGTGTTAGCGACAAGGGCTTCTTCAATCGTGAGCATCAAGACACCTTCCTAATCGCACAATAATTGTTGAAGTTCGCAATTGTGCCTGCGTTTTCATAGCACAACATTGACGAGAACGGCATGTTCCAATAGACAACCGGCGTAATGATATCCCCTACCTGAAGGTCGAGGACGCGGACGAGGGTGTTCGGCATCGAGGACGAATAGGCCATCTGCACGGGACCGAGTTCAGTCGTTGCTCCCCGCGTGACCCAAATACGCGTGTAGTTCGTGTAGGACGAAGACCACACCAACCCCCACCCTGCCGATGCGTTCCTAAACACAATGCTCAGAATCATTTCATACGTCCCCGCCGCGTTGATGGTGATTTGACCGAGAGGGGCGTTATACGTCGGGGCGGTTCCGCTTGAGGTTCGCACAAAGAAGTTCGTCAGCGTGTTCCATGAGGCTTTCGAGCCTGCGGTCATGCTCACACCATTGGAGTCAAGAAGCAGCAAATCGGGAGCGGGTGCGCTCGTCAGGTAGCCCGCCGCTGCGTGGTCGCCCCATCCGAAGGCTGCGTTCCAATTGGTGCGCTCGGCTGATGTGGTGACGAGGCCTGAGCCTGCGTTGGTGATGGAGGCTGCGGGGGATGCGCCAAACACGGGGTCAGACTCGGAGGTAAGGAAAGCGGCGTGGTTGAAGGTGGCTTCGTGGGTGGCTATGGCCCCCGCAACCTCATACAGACCCGCGTGGTCGCCCCACCCATAGGCCGTGTCCCATTGGCCCTGCTTGGCCGTCGTAGGCAGGGAATAGCCGGTGTCGTAGGCAAGCGCAAGCGTTCCTGACGTGGTGATGGGGGAGCCGCTGATTGTGAAGCCCGTGGGAACCGTAGCAGCAACGCTCGTCA